TATGCCTGGCACCACTTGTTTTAGTACTCCGTGTTTACTTTGCTTTACACTTACCAAACTACGTGGCGGTTCAATTCCATTTGTAGCATTACTAATTTGTGCAGATGTTTCTGCAGGCATAAGTGCCATTAGTGTGCTATTTCTAATTCCTGTACGTTTTAGCTGATCTCTTAGTGATTTCCACGGCATACGTTCCTTATGTTTTACTAACTCATCTACATCTTGTTTGTAGGTTTGATTAGGAGTAAGACCTTTACTATACTTTGTTTCGTTGTTCCACAAACAAGGACCTTGTTCTTCAGCCAAATCAGCACTTGCTTTGATAAGATAGTAACTCCATGCTTCAGCATATTCATCAATCATGTCCAGATTAGGCTGTGTATATGTCATATCATTTTTAGCCATCCAATAGGCTAGATTAATTACACCTACTCCTAAAGGTCTTCTTCCTGCGGTGGCATTTTTAGCCGCCTTTACAGGATAATTCTGATATGTTAATAATGCGTCTAATCCTCTTACTGCCAATTCGCATGGTTTGGCAAAATCTTCAGGTGTCTTAATTCTTCCCCAATTGATTGCACTCAATGTACATAATGCAATTTCTCCATCTTCGTCGTTGAAATCATTTAAAGGTTTAGTAGGTAAATCAATTTCTGCACACAAGTTGCTTTGTTTAATTGGTGCGACTTCTTCGATAAAACTGCTATGACTGTTTGCATTGTCTACATTTTGTAGATAAATTCTTCCTGTGTTTTTACGTTCTTCCATGAACATACTAAACAGTTCTGTTGCACTGATTGTTTTTTTGCGTAACTTTGTATTGCGTTCTGCACGTTCATATAGTTCTTTAAATTTATCTTGGTCTGAGAAAAATGCTTCGTACAAACCAGGAACATCACTAGGAGAGAACAATGTAATCTCTGCATTGCTAATCAATCTTTCATAAAATAGTTTGTTAAACTGTACTCCGTAATCCATATGTCGTACACGATTATCATCTGTGCCTTTGTTGTTTTTAAGTACAAGTAGGTCCTCTACTTCGTAGTGCCATATAGGATAATAAAGTGTTGCCGCTCCATTGCGTACACCACCTTGACTACAACTTCTTGTAGCACTTTGAAACATTTTATAAAATGGTATTACTCCTGTGTGATAAGCGTCTCCTTTACGGATTGGACTTCCGAGTGCTCTAATGCTACCGGCACCAATACCAATTCCGGCTTTTTGGCTGACATATTTAACAATGCTACTAGTAGTAGCATTAATGCTATCCAAACTATCATCGCTCTCAATGAGGACACAACTCGAGAATTGACGTTGCGGAGTTCTAACGCCAGCCATAACAGGAGTAGGCAAGCTAATATAAAAAAGTGAAATAGCGTCATAATAATCCTTTACCCATTGCAATCTTGTTTCTCTTGGGTATTCAGCAAACAATGTAGCTGAAATAAGCATATACGCCATTTGTGGAGTTTCTTTGATTATATTTGTTACACGATTTTGTACAAGATACTTGCCTCTCCATTGTTCCATGGCGGCATAGGTCATGTTTTCATCTCTATCGTGTTTTAGATGTGAATTTAATTCATTCCATTCTTCTTCTGTGTATTTTTCCAGTAGTTCAGAATCATAAAATCCTTCTTCTACATTTGTTTGTACTAATTTTAAAATGTGCCATGGTTCGAATTGTCCATAAACCATTTTACGCAAATGATAGCAAATTAGTCTACCCGCAACCCATTGATAATTTGGTTGCTCTTCGCTTATCAAATCTGCGGCACTTTTAATGAGTGTTTCTTGTATCTCGCTACTGGTAATACCATTG